AAATCTAAACGTGTGACTAAAGCTGATGGTACTTCCAAAACTAAGTCTACAGTTGTAAAACCTAGTGGTACTAAGATAAAATCAAAGACATCGTACAATGTTGATGGTTCGGTTAAAGTTAGGGAAACAAAAACTACGTCCGGTTCGGGTAGTACTAAATCTAAAAGTACGACTATCAAAAATACAGCTGCACCAAAGAAATTGCGTGTTACTAAATCCAAATCTGTAGTTCGTGGACCTAAGAACCAGTATGGTACTTCTGTTCAAAAAAGAAAAACATCAACTTCAGGTGTAGTTAAAGAGAAGCAGAAAGAATCTAGATTAGGTAAGAATAAAGCTAAGAACACATATAAGCGATAAGTAGCGCAAATAAAATAACCAAGGTAAAAAGATAGTTATGCCGTTTGGAAGAAAGAAAAAAGATTGTGGTTGCAACGATTGTGACTGTAAAAGCAACAAGAGGTTAGAACGCAAAGAACGTAGAGCTCATAACAAAGCTGCACGTCAAACATTTAGAGAGGATCATCCAGGAGCGTTAAATAGATTGTTTGGTAAGTACAAAATAAAGTAGTTATGCCTACAAAGAAAAAGAAAACACCTTGCTGGAAAGGATACAAAATGGTTGGTACTAAAAAGAAGGGTTCTAGAACAGTACCTAACTGTGTGCCTAAAAAAAGAGTTAAAAAGAAATAATAATAAGTAAATATATAGTTATGGCAAAGAAATGCAAACCAAAGAAAAAGAAAAAGTATTAATTAACAATTAACCAAAACCAAATTAAAATGACCTATTATTACTACAAAACCAGTACCATAAACACTGGACAACCAAAGATTACTGAAGATAAAATCGCTGAGTGGAGGCACTTAGCTGATAAAAGTAACTGGAGAATAACACAGCTACCAAATGGGTACTACCAAACAGAAGTTAACTCACCAACAGATGAAAAAGTCTGGGTTGATATTACAAGGAGGGAAACCCTCAATGGGGCTGAAGCTGCTATCGATGGCAGTGTCGAACACTATAACAAAAAACTGGAATTCCTTGGTGGACCGAAAGTAGTTAAAACATTTAAATAAGCATCGATAAATATAATTTAATTTAATAAAATACCACATTATGGAATACAACTTACCAAGTGAATTGGTTAAGAACTTAGACTTCGGCGATGAAGCAAAATCAAAAGTAATCGCTGGGGTACAAAAACTTGCGAAAGCCGTTAAGTCCACGTTAGGAGCATCAGGAAAATGTGTCGTTTATGAAGATGGACGCGGTAAACCGGTGATCACAAAAGACGGAGTAACCGTTGCGGAAAGCGTAGTCTTATACGATCCGGTTGAAAACATGGGTGCTACACTAATTAAGGAAGCGGCTCGCAATACAGTAAGAGAGGCTGGTGACGGTACTACTACCGCTACAGTACTAGCTGAAGCTCTTATAGAATCTATTGACTCTGCCGTCGCTGCAGGGTTATCAATCAGACAAATTAAAGATGAAGTTAACACATGTCTAGAAGAAGTTCTAAGTACTCTAACTGACTCAGCTGTTGAAGTTAAAGGAGATATGCTTAAGGCTGTAGCCTCCATTTCTTGCAACAACGATCAAGAGTTAGGTGGTATTATAGCCGAAGCTTACGAAACTGTTGGCAAACACGGAGTGGTATTGATGGAGGAGAGTGAATCTGAAGATACTTACGTTGAGGTTGTTGATGGTGCTCAGTTTGACTCTGGTATCACATCACCACATTTTATCACTAACACTGATAAGCACACTGCTGAGTTGGATAATCCATACGTACTTACAGTTATATCTGAAATACCTAACATTAGAAAAATTCAAGGAGTATTAGAACATGTTATTAAGGTTAACCGAGCTTTACTTATCGTAGCACCAGTGTCACAGCAAGTAAAATCGGCACTGTTAATGAATAAGGTTAAAGGTAATATAAAAGTTAATATCGTCGACCCACCTGGTTTTGGGCCTACGCGTAAAGACGCTATAGAGGATTTGTCTATACTAACTGGTTCTACTGTCATTAACGAAGAATTAGGTGATGATTTAGATTTAATCACACCTGATAGTCTAGGTGAGGCTGAGTTTTCGGTTACAAACGATAAGAATACGGTTATCACTCTAGAAGGTATGACTCAAGAGCTAGAAGATCGTATTGATGAGCTTAACACTAAGATCGTAGAAGAGCAAAACGGGTTTATTAAAAAGAAACTCGAGCAAAGGTTAGCTACTCTATCTGGTAGCGTTGGTATAGTTAAAGTTGGAGCAAACTCTAAGGTAGAGTTGAGAGAGAAGAAGGATAGAGTTGAAGATGCTATCTACGCTACTAAAGCAGCTCTGCAAGAAGGTATAGTAGCTGGTGGTGGTGTGGCACTACTCAATGCTTCTCAAAAAATTTTTTCCACCCAAGGTGGACAAGTTCTTCTATCAGCTCTAAGGTCTCCTTTTGAAACTATATTAGATAACGCAGGGTTTGAACTTAAAGCTGACCCAGAGGAGTTAGGAATTGGTTTAGATGTAGTAACAGGGGATCAAGTTGATATGATTAATGCAGGAATTATAGATCCTGTACTAGTTACTAAAACAGCATTGAAAAATGCCGTGAGTGTAGCACTTACTGTTATGTCAGCTGATTGTGTAATCTCAAATGTTAGAGCTAATGAAAGCAATTAATGATTATGTAGTAGTTGATCAGATAAAAGAAGGTCCTAAAAAAGTCGGTGGGTTACTACTCACTGACACTACGGACTCTGACAACAGGTATAAGAAAGCTAAAGTAATATCAGTAGGAAACTTAGCGGACATAATTAAAGAAGGTAGTATGGTAATGTACGATAAGCACGCTGGTCACGACGTTACATACGAAGAATCTATTTATAGAGTTATAAAACTTAGAGACATAGTATTAGTAGAGTGAGAGTAGAAGACATTAAAGATGCTCAGCTATTTAAGTATTATAGGTTAGTTAGGAAATGGGCTTGCAAGCAGAACGGTATAACCGACGCTGAGTTAGAATTACTAATATATTTAAACTGCTTGGAAAGATTTACTAGAGATGAATTTATAAATGGTACTTATATATACTCTTGGGATAAGACTAGGTGGGATAGATTACGCAAAGAAGGTTGGATAGATGTATGGAGACATAGAAATAGAACTACGATAAAATACTCTATATTCAAAACATCGTTTAAATGTAATCTACTTATAAATAAAATATACAAAATACTACTAGGTGAAGAAGATATACCTATGAAGTCTAGTAATGTATTTTATAAAAACAAAAGTTACACAGATAAAGTCATGAATAAGTCTATTGATGACATGATTAAAGATTCAGAAAGATAAGATATGATTGGAAATTTATTAGGAGGTTTATTTGGAAAAATAGTAGACAATGCGGATGAGATCCTCGACAAGGTTATTACTACAGATAAAGAACGTGACGAAGCTAAGTTTAAGCTTAAGCAAATTCTACTCGAAGCTGAGCGTGAAGCGTTCAACAAAGAAGTCGAGGACAGAAAGGATGCTAGAGATTTGTATAAGGACGACGCTATTATTCAGAAGATATTAGCTACTTTATTCACTGTAGCTTACTTCGGTTTAACTTATACTATGTTCAAGTACTTCGTTCTTAATACATTAGAGCTTAGTGACTATGAAATAGGTTTCATTAGTACCGTGTTTGGCGCTATGAGTGCAAAAGTAAATACCATCGTAGACTTCTTCTTCGGTGGATCAACAAAGAAAAATAACAATTAAATAAAATAAAATGGCAAAGAAAAGTAAAGTAGTAGATTTAAAACCTAAAGTAGATAAGGTTTCAGAAGAACATTTGAATCAGCTTAAACAAGCAGTTAATACTTTAAATAGTATTCAATTTGAAATAGGTAAAATAGAAGCTCAAAAACATTCATACTTACATAAATTATCTTCAGTTCAAGACGGTGTGAAAGCGTTACAAGATATGTTAGTTGAAGAGTATGGTACTTTTGATGTGAACTTACAGACTGGTGAATTAAATACTTCTAACGATGAATAGTAGTGTTATAAGAAAAATAACTATAGGTAAGGACTATAAAAGCGATTCAATGCACTATGCTGTAGGGCAGAACGTTTATGGTGGTCATACCATATGTGACATTCTAGAAGAAGAAGATAAGTACTCTATATACATATCTAAAGGTGACGTCACTATACCGTGGAAGGATTTCAACAAGAACATGGCTATATCTGTAGAATATAATTTAGAGTATTAATGAGACCTGTTTTAGATTGCATAGTCCAACCTTTAGGTAGTAGATATAACAATTCTAAAAAGATAGGTGAAAAACAATTGATATTAAATACCGAAGTTTTCAATCACCAATACATAAATAACGAAGCTCTAGTTACCTCTATACCGATGCATAACCCTAACAATCTAGCGGTTGGTGATATTATTGTTATTCATCACAACGTTTTTAGAAGGTGGCATAATATGAAAGCCGTTGAAAAGAACGGTAGAGGTTTCTTGAGTGAGGATGAGTATTTAGTATCACCCGACCAAATATATATGTACAAGAGGAATGGTTGTTGGAATTGTTTACCTGGTTATACTTTTGTCAAACCAGTAAAGAGCGTAGATAATCTATCTTCAGATATAGAAAGACCATTAGTTGGAGTAGTTAAGTACTCGGATGGCACCTTCTTACCAACTCAGTTAGTTGGGTTCTCACCTGGTGATGAGTTTGAGTTTTTAATTGAAGGTCATAGGCTTTATAGAGTTATGAATAAATATATTAATATCGAATATGAATATAAAGGAGACGAAGAAGAATATAATCCAAGCTGGGCATAAAGCTGTTGAGGAATTAATCAAGGTTGCTAAAGAAGCTATTGTGGATTCAGACGACGATATTTCTGCTGACAGATTGAAGAACGCCGCTGCTACTAAAAAGTTAGCTATATTCGATGCTTTCGAAATACTAAACAGAATACAAGAAGAAGAAGATCTACTAACTGGCAAAGAAACTTCAGAGGCTAAATCTAGCTTTAAGGGTTTCGCTGAAGGGAGGTCTAAATGATGTACAAGCAAAGCTTAGTTAAAACAGTCGAACCTATAAAGGTTAATACTTTAAATAGACTTAATAAATCTAAGTCTTGGGAGTATGGTTATAATAAAGAGAATGATGTTGTAGTAATATCTAGAACTGGACAAATTGGTGAGGTGTTGGAGATTCAGGGCTTGAAAATAGCTCTACCTCTAACACCTAAATCTATTTATAGTGCTGGTAAAATTAAAGATCAAAAATGGAAAAGGTTTGATGAAAATCCAGACTTTAAAAAAATACAAACAGTCTTCGATTGGCAAGAGTATCCTGAGGAATTTAAAGAAACTCATTACCCGTACATAGATCAAGAGTTTAAGCGTAGGGATGAAGGGTTTTGGTTCATGAATAAAGGTGTACCAACTTATATAACCGGTTCCTATTATATGTATCTGCAGTGGAGTAAGATAGATGTAGGCGCTCCAGACTTCCGCGAAGCCAATAGGTTATTTTTCATATTCTGGGAAGCTTGCAAAGCAGATAAGAGATGTTATGGTATGTGCTATTTAAAGAACCGTAGATCTGGTTTTTCGTTTATGAGTTCGGCTGAAACCGTTAACTTAGCTACTCTAGCAAGTGATAGTAGATTTGGGATATTATCTAAATCTGGTGGGGATGCTAAGAAAATGTTTACTGATAAAGTAGTACCCATTAGCTTTAATTACCCCTTCTTTTTCAAGCCTATACAAGATGGTATGGATAGACCTAAGTCAGAGCTAGCTTACAGAGTTCCGGCTAAGAAGTTTACCAGAAAGAAGATGAAGCAGAAAGAGGAGATGGATGACTTGGAAGGTCTCGATACTACCATTGACTGGAAGAACACTGGTGATAACAGTTATGATGGTGAAAAATTAGCATTACTAGTTCATGATGAAAGTGGTAAGTGGGAGAAACCAGATAATATTAGGAATAACTGGCGGGTAACTAAAACTTGCTTACGTTTAGGTAGTAGGATTATTGGTAAGTGCATGATGGGTTCCACCTCTAATGCTTTAGATAAAGGTGGTCAAAACTTTAAAGACTTATATAAGAACTCTGATGTAGGTAGTAGAAATAAAAACGGTCAAACTAAATCTGGCTTGTATTCACTATTTGTGCCAATGGAGTGGAACTACGAAGGCTTTATTGACGAGTATGGTCAACCTGTCTTCAACACTCCAACCGAAGAAGTATTAGACCCTCACGGGGATATTATAGAATACGGAGTAGTGGACAACTGGGAGAACGAAGCAGAAGGTCTTAGAGATGACCAGGACGCACTCAATGAATTTTATAGACAATTTCCCCGTACTGAAGAACATGCTTTCAGAGATGAAACGAAACAAAGCTTATTTAATCTAATAAAGATATATGAGCAGATAGATTACAACGAAGGAAATAGAAGTTCATCAGTAACCAACAGGGGTAACTTCCAGTGGGAAGGCGGTGTCAAAGACACTGAGGTTGTTTTTAATCCAGACCCAAACGGTAGGTTCGAAGTAAGTTGGGTACCTAATGTCAGTCTTCAGAATAGTGTTGTAATTAAAAACGGTATAAGGTACCCGGGTAATGAACATATGGGAGCTTTTGGTTGTGACTCGTATGATATATCTGGTACCGTGGATAATAAAGGATCTAAAGGAGCTTTACACGGTTTAACCAAGTTTTCAATGGAAGACGCTCCAGCTAATACTTTTTTCTTAGAGTATTTAGCTAGACCACAAACTGCTGAGATATTTTTCGAAGACGTTTTAATGGCTTTGGTATTTTACGGTATGCCAATACTAGCGGAGAATAATAAACCTAGGTTGCTATACTACTTACGTAGAAGAGGTTACAGAGGTTTTAGCATGAATAGACCTGATAAGGTCTGGAATAAGCTATCAGTAGCTGAAAAGGAAGTAGGCGGTATACCTAACTCTAGTGAAGATATAAAGCAAGCTCACGCAGCTGCTATAGAGATGTATATAAATGATCACGTTGGTATGACATCAGAAGGCACTTATGGTGATATGTACTTTAACACAACGCTCAATGATTGGGCAAAATTTAATATAAATAATAGAACTAAGTTTGATGCTTCTATTAGCTCAGGTTTAGCAATTATGGCTTGCAATAGGCAGATGTACGCACCTAATCCTCAGAGAAAGAGGGAGTCTTTAAATATTATGGTATCAAAGTACAATAA